TGTTTTTCACGCTCTAAATTTTTATGAACGATGTGCTGTTGGCCAATAATGAAGAGCGTGAAAAACACAAGAAATATAGAAAAGAGCAAAGAGAACATTTTACACCTACGACCATTATAGAACATGTTTTTAATCGATGTATTATTTTTGATCCTAGAACTTGGCATAGTGCAGATACATTTTTTGGCAAAAATAAAAACGACACAAGATTAACACAGGTATTTTTTGCAAGAGCAATATGAAAAGATTAGCTAGCCAAATTCCAATTAAAGTTATTGATAACTTTCTAGAAGCTCCGGAGTTGTGGAGACAATTTGCGTTAAAGCAAGAATTTTATTCTGACCATTTGTCAAACTTTCCAGGTAAGTATACCAAGCAGTTAACTGAGATAAATCCAAATTTATTTCATTCGCTCGCAGGAAAACTGATGCAACATTTACAAGGATACACTCATTTCCAGGAACTAGAAATAAGTTTCCGCCTAGCGGATGCATCTTACGGTGCGGGCTGGATACATCACGATGATCCCAAATACAATGTAGTAGGGTTGATCTATCTTAATCCCGAGCCTCCGACAAATTCAGGAACTATTCTTTACACTAATATTAAGAAAATAGATAAATCCTATCAGGATTATAAACTCCAAGAATTTTCAAGTTTACCTGAAGAAAGACAGTTATTCGATAAACATAAAGAAGACCAGCGTTCTTTTTTTAAAAAAAATATGACAATACATAATGTGTTCAATCGGTGTGCGATTTATAGTCCGTCAATCTGGCACAGTGCTGATACATTTTTTGGCGATGACACGCTTAATTCAAGACTTACAATAAATTTTTTCGGAAGGGCGGCATAATGGACGATATATTTGAAATTGAAAATATTATTTCAAAAGATTATCAAGATCATTTATTGAGTCTAATGACCAGTTTTGATTTTCCTTGGCTTTTTAATCCTAGTATGGTTTCGGGTGATGATTGCTTTTCAGGACAAGAAAATAATCTAGCAGGTTTTAATCACTTTTTTTATGAAAAAAACGAAGCACGAAGCTCATTTTTTCAAACAGTGTACCCCCTAGTTTTAAATCTTACTAGTCAGACCGACGTGCCGTTTAATAGACTAATTCGTATGCGTGCCAATCTTTCATTAAGTAATAAATATTCTCCCTTAGAACATCATATGCCTCACATTGACAGTTTTTTTCCGCACTGGAATGCTATCTACTATGTCAATGATAGTGACGGCGATACTTTTATATTCAACGAAACCAACGACACGTATGATGCTGGGCAAGATGATATTATTCGAATTAAAGAAAATAAGTTCACAGTCAAAAAGAGGATAACTCCAAAAAAAGGAAAAATTTTAATTTTTCCAGGAAAGTATTATCATTCATCGAGCTTTGCTAGAGAATCAAAGTTTAGATGTGTAATAAACATGAATCTAGAAAAAATAATATTTTGATTAACGATTATACATTATATCAATCTAATTATATAGTTGAAAATCAATCTGCAATAGTTGCGGATCTTGAACTATCTTTAAAATTGTTTCATCAGATGTTTGCGTCTATACCTGATGCAGATTCAACTTGGTCCTATGACAGATACAATATATTTGCCCTAACAGCACCTTCTACAGCATTATACGAAGTATATAAAGAAATGCGTACATTAGTAAGAAATCAGTTAGGCAACACTAGGCCGTTATGGTTCGAAGCATGGGCTAATTTTCACAAGCCCGATCAAGTATTAGATTGGCATACACATAATTATGATTATCACGGGTACATAAGTATAGATCCAAAAAAAACTAATACTGTGTTTGAAAATTACCTAATTGAAAATAAAGTAGGACAAATATATTTTGGTCCCGGGCACAGACATCACAAAGTTGAGGTGTTAGAAAATTTTGAAGATTATAGAATTACCATAGGATTTGATGTTCATTGTATACCAGAAAGCAAATTAATTTTAGAATATGTGGAAAGACCATTTAGAAATTTATCATTAATGCCTTTATTATGAAAGAAGATTATAAAATTATCAAGAATGCAGTTTCTAAAGAACTATGTGAATTTCTAGCTCTAGAATTTTCAATGATGGAAGATGTGTGTAAAATTTTGTATCCTGATGCTGATCTTTCTGATCTGTGCAAAAAAACTTTTGCTAGGTATAGTCCATTAATGTTCGAAGCATTAAGTGTAAAACTTACACCCTTAATAGAAGAAGCTACAGGTATGAAATTGTGGCCAACATATAGTTATGCTAGAATATATTATAACGGCTCTGAACTACAAAAACATGTCGATAGACCCAGTAGTGAAATTACAATTTCTGTATGCATTACAAAAGAAGAACGTGTTTGGCCATTAATGATTCAAAATGACAATAAGGAAATTTTTGAAATTAATTTAGATGTTGGAGACATAGTAATCTATAGCGGAAGAAAACATCTTCATTGGAGAGAACCTTTTTTAGGCAACAAACAAATACAGGCCTTTTTACAGTACGTAGATGCTGCTGGACTAGATGCTTGGTTGAAATGGGATACTAGACCCAAACTAGGATTGCCCTTCGAATGGGCACATCCTAGCGTTCAAAACGAAATCAAACAAATTGCTGCTATGGAAGAATTACTTAAGAATTCAAAACAAAATTAACTAGATTATTCAACAAGCATTGGTCCTGCAACTACTCTTCCTACGCCGTGTCTTGCTTCAAAAATTTTTGTCGCTTCTTCTTTGTTAGCAGCTTCACACGTATCTACCTCGATAGCTAGGGTACCTGGCGGTTCTGCCTTGCGTAAAATCATTTTCCATGTTGCCATTTAAACACTCCTTTGTTTTAATTATTTATGCTGCTTTTAGCCATTGGTCGATGGTCCAAAAAGATTCAACATATTCTTTGCGTTTTTTATAGCTGTTATTTAGCGTGTTTTTTGCATCTTCTAAAAATTGATATCTACTAGATTTTAGATTATCCGTATTAAACAGTCCCAGAGCCTGAATCACCATTAGCCAAGCAGTAGGAGAATATCCGTTGCATCTGACCATAGCATTTCTATATCCGTTGTAATATTCTTCCCACTGGAGTAGTTTTATATTGAGAGAATCTGAAATTCTAAATTTATCGTAGGCATGGCTTTTCCAAAAATCAGTGTCTCTACGATGCCCTCTGTAATGCAAAGATAAAAAATCTCTGATATCATTTGTGTTATTTAAAACTCTTTGATTAAATGCGTTTTGACGTTCTTTTTGTTCAGCTAATTTTGTCGGCCTCCAAAGATCATCCACTGCATGCAGAGAATCAATAATTACCTGTACACCGTTTGCTTCCAGGGGTTCTAAGAAACCTGAACTTAGTCCAATGCCTATAACATTATTTTTCCACGCATTTTTCATTATACCAGGAGTAAAACTAAAATTAGCTATTGGATCAATTTTATACCCGTAAAATTTCTCGGCTTCCTGAACTGCACGATCTAAGGTGATATGATCGGGATCATAAATGTAGCCATTACCTGAACGATGTCTAAGATTAATATTCCATGACCATCCATACTCCATAGCATTTGCATTTGTAGTTACATTAGGAACGGCCGAATCCCACCAGGCGACAACTGCTCTTGCAGGAAAATAATTAGTATAATCGATTAGAGATTCTTTTAATACCTTACCCAACAACAGTCGCGAAAATCCGGAACAATCAAAAAACCAATCACCGTCAACTATTCGATCGCCTTCTAATAGTAAAGAAGTAATATCTCCATCTTCGTTCTGGTGAGCCTGTTGAAATTCACCTTCTATCAATTTAATATTTCTTAACAGTGCAATGTTCTTGAAATATGCGGCTGCTGCTCTACTTTCAAAGTGCCACATTGGAGAGACGATCTCTTTACAGCTTGAACCCATGGGAACTTTGTTTTCTTCTATAAAGTTGTTGGAAAAAAATGCTTTGGACAACGGAATCTGGTCAGCTAATAACGTAGAAATATATAAGTCACTTGTGTTTTCTTTCTCTAAATGTAAAATCAATGACCCTAGATTAGCAGTATTCGTCCTAAAACCGAAACGTTCAGGATTTATATCGGTTTGTAAAGCATGAATAAATTCAGTCCCAACTCCATTCCAATTTTTAAATCTACCTCCTAATTTTGGTGTAGCATTAGTTTTTTTAATGAAATCATTATTATCTATATCTAACTTAGCTAAAAATCTGACTAAGGTTATGGTTCCGCTCTCTCCTGCAATTATTGGCGGTCTCTTTGGATCTTCTATCACCGTGATCTCACAAAATGAATATAATTTTTGAAGATAAAGAGCTGTGAGCCAGCCGGCAGTCCCACCGCCTAAAATTACTACTTTATTTTTTGTATAATTTTTGTTCATAGAAATTTATATTTTTTAAATATTGGGTCTGCGGTAATTCTGCAGTTTTTATTCGTAATTGTATTTGTTCTACCATATCATTGGGTAATATAAATTCTGGAAATCTATTAGAAAAATATTTTAACTTTCTTTGATTTCTAAGTGAATATTTGTATCCTCCAGTTAACATAGACAACCCAAACCACATATTGTTTAGTTCTGCAACATTATACGGATTATGATGTTGATAATCAATTAATTGTTTTAATAACGAATTGTTTTCTACAGGATTTTCTTTAGAAGTGTACCATTTCCAATATTCGCTGTCGCTTCTTCTACTCATAGTATAATGTAATTCAACAAAATTTGCAAATGTACAAAATATTTCTTTACATTTGTAATTAAAACTATCTCGAGCGATACCAGACCAGCAAGAATGTCCTTCCGTAACATCAAAAAACGCATTTAAAAATTCATGTACACTGTATAATCCACCCGATTCTAAAGGTTCAATAAACCCTCCACTTAATCCAATAGCAACCACATTTTTATTCCACACCTTTTCTCGAACACCTGTTGGCCATTTTAGATCTCTAAACTCTACAGATTCGCTGATTGTACCGAGATGATTTTTAAATTCTGTCAAAGCTTCTTCTGGGGAAATAAATTTATCACAATAATTATAACCTGTGCCGATTCTATTATAAAGAGGTACATTCCAAACCCAGCCGCTGCTTAGGGCAGTACATACGGTGTAAGGTTTTAACTCTTCTTCTTTGTTGCTGTAGGGTATCCTTGCAGCCCAAGTTCTATTATTGCATAGTTTGTCTTGAAAAGAAATCCACGGAGTGTTCAAAGTTTTATCAATCAATAGTCCGTAAAATCCAGTACAGTCGAAGTAAATGTCTCCATCAACAGTTTCATCGTTGTCTAATTTAATCAAAGTTATTCCGTGGTCATCTTGTAATACCTCGACAACTTTTTGTTGTTTATGAATAACCCCTTTAGGTTTGGCAAACTTTTCTTTTAAGAAATTTGCAAATTTTATAGCGTCGAAATGATATCCTGACGCAAGGTCAATAAAATTTTCAGGGATGCGATTTTGTTCCATAGCAGGTAATTGATCATAAAATACTCGCCCAAAATCGTTGTTTGAGACATGATTGTTCTGTGCATAGGTAAACCACTGGGCCAGATTGCAAACTGTTTCGGCTCGAGGACCAAAGGGATAATAAAAATCTTCCGATGCAAAGTTCACAAACTTTAGGCCAAATTTGTAGGTAGCGTCGCACTCCGGCATCCACTCTTGGTCTTTAATACCTAAAAAGTGTGTCCATTCCCTCATATAGTTGGTTGTGCTTTCACCAACACCAACTGTTGGAATGTCGGGCGATTCTATAAGAATTATTTTTTTATCAGGAAAAATTTTAATCAAAGAGGATGCTGTCATCCAACCAGCTGATCCACCGCCAACAATAACAATTTTAGAAATTGTATTTGATTTCAAGACCTCTTTCCTTAAGAATGTTTATAGCTTCTCTATGACTAAAAGTAGTAACTTGATTACAATAATCTTTGTTTTCTTTTAAGATTTCATTAGATCTTTTAGAATAATGGCTGAAATGTGTTTCGTATATCTGTTTAATCCTTTCAGTGTGAAACATCCTAAGACCATGCATAACCTGTGCATAGTTAAGATGAGAAAATAATTGTAGTGGATGATTAAAATAGTGAACGTTTGGAAAATTTTCTTTGAAATTTTCTAGATACTGACTGTTGAACTCAGTAAGAGAAATACCACCGTTGCTGATCCATTTCCAAAATCTACTGTCTTGGCGTTGTGTAAGATAGTGCAATTGGATAAAATCAATAATATTTTTACTGATTATTTTTAGATCATAATTGTACTTTGAAGATGCTATTGTTTCGTTTTTATTATAGAACATTAGACTCGGTATCAGTCTAAAGCATTGTTGTATAGTGGTACCGATACTGCTGGCTTCTAACGGTTCAACAAATATTCCGCTCAACCCAATCATAACACAATTTTTTAACCAAAATTCTTCTACATATCCTGCACTGAATTTAATTTTTTTTCCTATTTCTAAAGGTTTTTCGATTCCTAATATTTCTTTATAATGTTTTTGTACTTCGTCATAGGCTTTGGTCTCGTCTATGAAATCGTCACAGAATACATAACCATTCCCATATCGGTCTTGTGTGGGAATTCTCCAAGCCCACCCACTGCTTAATGCTGTGGCTTCTGTATACGATGGAATATCTTCACTATATTCAGTTGGAAAAGCAATAGCACTATTCATAGGCAATTGGTGTTGGCAGTTTATCCATTTTGCCCCCAATTTGTTACCTATCACACGCCTAAATCCGCTGCAATCAATATAGAAATCATACTTGTGAGAATTAGAATTTTTGTCAATTAATTCTGTAACATTGCCTTGTTTGTCTAAATTAATATCTATTATCTCAGTATCAACAATAGTGATATTTCTCTCTAGGCATTTCTTATGTAAAAATTCATTTAATTTAAAAGTATCAAAATGATATTGAGCTAAAATATCATGTAAAGGCTCTACATGTCTACTATCAATAGACAAATGCCAACAAGTATCTAACGGATCCCAATTTTCTCCTATCATTTTCATCCACGTAGTAGGAAGTCCACTCTTAGGAGAATGTTGACCGAATTGCTCGCTCAAACTATGAAAATAATGTGTACCATCTCCGTGCCAATTTGTAAATTTAATACCAATTTTAAATGTTGCTCCTGCTTCTCTAATTAATTCAGGAACAGAGATGTTAACGTGCTCTATGAATTTTTTCCAGTGCTCTGTAGATCCTTCGCCTACACCAATAATTCCAATTTGGCTGGATTCTATCACAGTTACTTTCATATTAGGATAGGTTTCCTTGACCATTAAGGCCGCCACACATCCACTGGTTCCGCCTCCCACTATGCAAATTGATTTTATCATTTTAATTTTTCTTTCGAATTAATTGTAATATTAGCTGCTGAATCTGATGCTATATTATAATTGATAGCACCAGCAGGCAAGCAATTGAAACTAATAATATATCTATCGAAATTATTTGTATGAGGTGCAGAGTAGTGATACATCCAGCTTGGGAAAATTACTAATTTTCCGGGTTCTGGAAAAATTTTTTCAAACGGAGAATAGTCAAATCTTAAAATTTCAATCTGGGCCTGTGTTCTATGCATTACGGGATCTTCAAAAAATGTCGGAGACCCCTCGGTGAGATAGTATACAGCACTAAAAAAACTCATGGAATGCCTATGATAGTTGATAGCCATATTAGATTCAGACAGCGCAATATTAAACCAACTATTGGTTATTTCAAATTTATCACAATCATATTTTTCTTCTATGCGTACTTGTTCCAAGCAAGATTTAAACCATTGGAATAAATATCCAAATTCCGATTTATCATGTAACGAATGCAATGAACTTATTATATTTCCAGTTTTTACTTTGTCAGTATATCTCTGAAGACGTTCTATGAGATCGAGATTGTTAATATCAGAATTTTTAAAGGAAAAAATAGTTGTAGGAAATAAATTAATCCGTTCCATTAGTATTCTATCCATCCAGTAAGTAGGTACTTTTCGCCAGATAACGGCGGATTTCCTCTATGTGTATGTGTATAGCCTGCTGGCCATAATGCTAACGTTCCTTCTACTGCAGGAATTCTAATTCCTTGATATAAAAATTCTGTTTCTCCGCCATCAGATATAGTGTTCAAATAAATGCCCCATGCGCATATTCTATCTGCACGATCAGATGAATCTGATTCAAAATGCCAAATATGATAACCTTCTCCGGGCAATGTTTTTTGTAATTTCATCGACCGAATACGATGTTTCCCAGCTTCTTTTAAGACACTGTATTTGTCAGTGTATTGTTGATAACATTCCCAGAATTTTTTTAAAAACCCTGCTAACATGGTTTGGTCTGGAGTTAATTTTAAACTTGTTTGTTCCAATAAAAAAGCAGCATTGTCGGCTTTTCGGTGAAAAACAGTATCATGTAAATCCTGTCTAGAAAATGTGAGATTTAATTTTGAAAGGTTTTCAAAATGATCTATAAGAGATTGACATTCCACGCTGGTAAGCACGTTTTCCCATACTGCTATATCTTTTTCTAATTTCATCAGCTATTTATATGCTACTATTGTGGAATCAAAAATAATTCCTACTACTGAAAATTAAGTAATTTATTCAGACATTTTTTAGATAAATACACGATAATAAAATGGAATCCTTATGACAGTGCCTTTAAAAATTCTACGAATAATTCCTAGAGACAGTGAATTCTTGGATAGAACAACCGGACAGATTGGTGAAATTTTTTATGATAGAGATGCTAATACTCTTCGGTTGTACAGTGGACAAAATCAAGGTGGTATTTCACTAGCAAAAAGTAATTTAACCAATATAACTGCTGCCTCGTTTCGTGCTAAATCTGTAGATTCTAAATTGGCTACTGTCGTATATAATGTAACGATCACCGGACCGCAAGGTGCAGATTCAGGAAACAAATACAATCTAAACGGTGTTTATCGTTCTATACCGAACTTTGTAGTTGGTTACACCTATGTGTTTGTACAGGATAATCAGACCAATGTTTACTTCCCTAATGCCAACGGAACTACTCCCAATCCGCATCCTTTGAATTTTTCCGCAGATAATCTCAGCGGCGAAAGAGGTGGCGGTACCAGCTACTTGACTGATGTACGTTATTTTTTAGATGGAGCATCAGTTTCTCAGACAGTATATCGAAGTTCAGCATTCAACACAGCTACCTCTAGGCAGGTATGGATTACTGTAACAAATTCAACTCCTAGCACCTTATATTATTGGTGTTGGAATCATACAGCCATGGGTAATTCTATAGCTGTAGCAGATCCGGGATCGGGCTCAGGTGGAGTATCTGTATCTGTAGCCAGCACCGTACCAGACTCTCCAAATCAAGGTAGTCTGTGGTTAGATACTAACACAGGTAGCTTGTACGTCTATTACGACGACGGGAATTCTGAACAATGGATACAACCAGCGTTTCCATATCCTGACATTTCAGGACTAGCCACTACAGCCTCACTATCTCCAGTAGCAACTTCTGGCGATTACAATGATTTAATTAATGTTCCTGATCTGTCCGCATTGCCTAATTACGCCACGATTTCTTATGTTAATAATGCATTATCAACTCTACCTATAGAACAGTTTAGTTTAAATGTAGCTGCTGACGATTCCACTCAGCGAACAATTTCTTCGGGTAATTTAATTAAATTCATAGGAGCAGGCGGAGTCACTACATCTAGTAATGCCGATGGCACCATAACAATTACAGGCGGTGGCACCACAGGTAACGTTACATTTTCAACAACAACTATTGATTCCAATGATTCGTCAGCTATAACTTTTACTCCTGCTGTGGTTATGCAATCAGATCTCACAGTAGAAAACGATTTAACAGTCAGCAATTTATTGACTACTGCGTCTCTCACTGTAGCTAATCTATTGTTAACAGGTAATTTAACAACGCAGGGATCAGGCACCCCTGAAATTGTTTCAGACAATGAAATCGAGCTAGATGCAGGTACGAGAGTAGATGTAATAAGAGGTCCAATCCGAATGGCTAGATTTACCAGCGCCAACAGAGATCTCCTAACTGCTCAAAACGGAGATATGATTTACAACACAACAACGAATAAGTTTCAAGGCAGAGCTGGTGGATCTTGGGTAGATTTACATTAACGTTGTTATGGAAAAATATTATCAATTAGGCACACATACCGAAGCAGAATGGGATGAATTAAATGCTGAACTAACTTCGGCAGGACATACCAACCAATTTGTTCCTATTCGAGAAATAGACTGTGTAGATGACCAATTACATAGCCCTACTCGCGGCACATATCTGTTTACCGACGCAGAAGCAGATGAATTAAGAAACGATCCTAGAATACGATTCATCAATATAGATTACAAAAGGTACGATGAATTCAAACCCCCACCAGATGAACTACAGGCTGTACGTCCTGAACTATTATCAAGATACTCCGCTGCAGTAAAAAATTATAGAGAATTTGAAGTATCGAACACACTGGCAGCATCTCCAAATGCTACAGATGCTAATCGCACAGGATATCAATTGTACAGATGTCAACAAAAATTAGATCCTTGGGTAGACGGGGCTCTAGCGGACAATGCTGTTGTATCCACGAACATATCTCAATATGGTACAGGCAAGCACGTGGATGTTATAGTCGCAGACGAAGGATGTTGGATCGGACACCCAGAATTTCAAAATAACAGTGTATTGCTCACCGACGGAACGACTCCTCTAGCAAAACCTAATGGATATACTGGTGGCAATGTATTACCGGGCAACGGAACCTGTGATGTGTTAGATGTAGTTTTAGATGGTCCTTACTATCTAGATCCAGAGTGGTTTGACGCTAGTCCAGGAACTAGATTGACCACACGATGGGACGGAACTATTGTACCGGTAGAGACAGTAGCTAGATCGTGGTGGTCAAATGCAGGTCAAAGAAGTTCTAAATTTGCCAACGCAGGTACAGTTTCAATTTCTGCATCTTACACGAGAACGAATGTCAGCGGCAATAATACCGTAAGACCTTCGGGCGCTGATGGCGAGCACGGCACACCCTGTGGAGCATTGACCTACGGACGCACACAGGGATGGGCCTACAATGCCAACAAGTGGATGTTAGATCTATACGGATTTTATGGATCTGGGATCGAACCGGGATTTGACATTCAAAAAATATTTCATCAATTAAAACCCATAAATCCTCTGTACGGAACCAAAAATCCTACTATCAGTTCCAACAGTTGGGGATATAGAGCCGACAAAGATCCCAATGGGTCGACCTACTATTACACACATCGTGCCACCACTAATACATCATATACCACTGAAGTTGGTATAGCATGGTTGAGCCACATGGGCACACAGGGTGATAGCGGTCGATGGAAATCAGAAATGAAACCTAATTCGCTGACCACAGCACTAGATGAATTAATCGATGCCGGAGTGATATTCGTAGCGGCAGCTGGAAATTCAAATCAAAAACAGGTTAATTACGGGCATCCTGATTTCAACAATTATATCACAACCACTAACGGTGGTTCATTACTTAATTCTAATTTTACAGAATTTGGAGTTGCTGTCTACGGCACTACTAACCGTCGCGGATTTCCGCAGCAAGGTGGAAAATATACCAAGACAGACGGATCTATAGATTACAAAACCATCAACATAGGTGCCCTTGATGACGATTATAAAACAGGACTAGAAGCCAAAGTCAGTTACAGCGATAGAGGAGAAGGCATGGATGTTTATGCTCCAGCAGACGGAACTCTGGCAGCCAATAAATCCTATACCAACGAAGGGCCAAGGCCAGACACCTATTCTGGATTTACCTACAATGGCGGCGTTGCCTACGACTGCGCATTTGGCGGAACCAGTGCTGCCTGTCCAGTTGCTGCAGGTTTTTTAGCCACTGTAATAGAATACAATAGAGACTGGACTTGGAGCGAACTTAAAGGTTGGATACAGTCATTGGATACACAATTAGCCGCAGATTTTTATTTTGGCACAGAGTCTACTACAGCAAACTCAGCCAATTGGACTGACTACGAAAGTCTCGAAGGCGGCGCAGCTAGAGTGTTGTACCAAGCGCCATTTGATGCTAGATTCAGATCTGGACCAAGAAAAGTATCGTCGGGGCTTGCCATAAAGGGCCTTAGAATTAGGAAACAATAAATAGCTAATAAGGATAAAATATGCCGTTAAATTTTCCAAACTCTCCTACAGTAAATCAAGTGCATACCGAAGATCAAAAATCTTGGCGTTGGACTGGATCAGTATGGAATTTAATTGGTAGCGGATTTGATCTATCAACTGCTCCTAGTTTTACTAATATATCCGTAGCTGGCCAAAGTAATGTAGTAGCCGAATCTGTCACAGATACTCTTACTCTAGTCGCAGGACAGGGCATAGTTATAACCACAAACGCACCCACAGATACTGTTACCTTTACTTCAGTGGCCACTACAGGAAACATAACCATAGTTGATACTACCATCAACACTAATAATGGCAATGCTGTAACTATTACTCCAAATCTGCAGTTAGGCGGCACATTGAGATTTCCGGACAACACCGTGCAAACCACGGCTACTTTAGTAGGACCAGCAGGTCCAGAAGGACCAGTGGGTCCAACCGGCAGCGGTGCGGGTGATGTAAGTTCTATTGGTGGAGGATACACAGATAACGCTATTGTGCGTTATAATGGTACTTCTGGAACTAGTATACAAACCAGTACAGCATCTATCAGTGATGGTGGCTTAATTACGGCTACGGCATTTACTGGTAGTGGAGCGAATCTCACAGCACTTAATGCAACTCAATTAACTTCTGGAACTGTGCCAGATGCACGTTTTCCAGCAGCGTTGCCAGCATTAAGCGGAGCGAACTTGACTGCGTTGAACGCTTCAAATTTCAGCAGCGGTACAATTCCTGATGCAAGATTTCCGATCACATTGCCAGCTATCAGTGGAACAAATCTTACCGCACTCAATGCTACAAATTTAAGTAGTGGTACTGTACCTGTAGCAAGACTCGGTGCCTCTGGTACACGAGATGCAACCACTTATCTTAGAGGGGATAATACTTGGGCTACTGTTTCAGGAGGTGCAGTAACTGACAGTTTTGTAACTATTGCAGTAGCTGGACAAAGTTCCGTTGTGGCTGATTCTGCTACAGATACGCTAACCTTAGTAGCAGGCACAGGTATTACTATAACCACAGATGCTAGCACAGATTCTGTTACTATCACTAATAGCGGTAGTGCTCAGAATACATTTTCTACAGTAGCAGTCACCGGGCAGACTAATGTAGTAGCAGATACTGCCACGGATACACTGACACTTGCAGCAGGCTCAGGAATTAGTATCACCACAGATGCCGGTACAGACACAGTGACCATAGCCAGCACAGTTTCTGCTGGTGCTACAGCCTTTACAGGACTCAGTGATGTTAGTTCTGCTTCATTAACTGTAGATCGAATTTACCTTCCCGCTATCACTATGCTGAATGTAACTGCTAATGGTTTAACTGCTTACAGATTTGATCAGTATGGTACTACAGATGATCCTACCATATACGCTATCAATGCTACGACTATCGCATTTAATTTGGCCGGCGCTACTAGCCATCCATTCTTAATACAGGACAACACAGGCGCCCCCTATAATACAGGATTGGTGCATGTGACTACATCAGGAGTAGTAACTACCGGAAGTTCAGCACAAGGAAAAGATTCAGGAACTTTATATTGGAAGATCCCAGATTCTATATCTGGTAACTATAGATACCAATGCGGATCACATGCTGGTATGGTAGGAACTATCGTTATCAAGAACTTTGGAACTATATAGATTTATTTTTTAACTTGTTGAAAATCTTTGATTTTGGTTTCTAGCTGCCTTCGAATAGCGGTAATTCCTTGTTTCATATCACTGCCCATTGAAGGTAACTGACGAGTGTACACCATTTCCATGTGCATGCTGTCTAGTTTTTTAATTTCACCAACTAATTTTTGTAACAGCTGGCTGACATCTTGTTTGAAATCACCCTCAGGCATTTCTGCTATGATGGATTGATATCTAGCGTAGTCTTCTTGGAATCTACTGGATTTTTCTAATAGGTTGGACATTTTCTAACTCCAATACTGTTTCTATTTTTGTTCTAATCAACGTGTTATTTAACGTGGCTTTGAGACCGTTGTGTAATTGTTTGGGCAGATGATCCAAATCACTCCAAGCGATGGTTTTGTTGGCTGTGGTCAAAAACTCTTGTTCTACCAAACACACATAAGTGCCGTACTCAAAACCCCGATCTTCTGAAAGATACAGCTCAATAGGCACTATACGACCCTTGGAATAGTTGTTCAATAATCCTTCAGCATCATCTAGTAGCGTAGATTTTCTCACAAAGGTAGGCACGGTCCATTTTGAATCTTCGAGAATCAATAATATTCTGCTGGTAGTTTTGGCTAAAAAAAGTAGTCCGGCACGTTGTTGCATGTGATTACTTATTGTGGATCTAGTACGAAGCCCCAATATCCTGGCGCATATTCACCTTCGAAGGCTTTGAGCCATTGTTCGCCGTCCCAACGATACTTGATACCAGTTTTGAGATTTTGAATATATGTAGGTTCAGTGCCAGTGGCAGGTTCCCAAACACTGATCCATCTCGATCCGTTCCATTCTATGATGCTATTTGCATTGATTACTGCATCGTTACCATCTGAATTTTTCCAAGCATCTGGTCCATCATAGGCCGTTGAAGAGCTGTCACCTTGTCTATTGTAACTGAGACCAACATTTGGACTTGGGTTCACATCATCCAGCATCAAGAATCTCAAACCTAAAGGGATACTAGCACGACTGCCATATACCGTGATAGGATTATATTTGAGAGGATCAATGATAGCATCAATGGTACCTCTGGCAGCAATACCTGAAATAGTACTGGCAATTGCTGTATTTTGTGGCACCGTATCTTGATCCAATGTTACAACAAGTATGCTAGGATCTATAGTATTCACAGCAAAGGTACCAACTATGTCATACCCAGTTGCCTGTTTAAAGAATGTTTGACTATGTGCAGTGTAACCACCTTGCACATCAAGTATAGTGGCCCAATCTACCGGTTCACCATTTTGATAATCTTTCTGATCCAGACCCGCGGCCACTACTGCTGCATTTGGATTTACTATTGTGAGATCATAATCATAGGGCTGACCGTTATTAGATTTGAACAATAACACACGGAATTGATTTGGTGTTATAGATTCAACATTGCCTTGGCTTCTATTGTAAATTAGTTGTTCTAGATTTATAATATCACCACTTTCTGTAAACACATTGGCAATAATACTTTTCACAACACCTAATCGTTTAACTTTGGCAGGGGGTGAAATATAGATAGGCATCATAAATTCTAGGCTACATATATCAATGTCTGTGTCTGCACCCTGAGGAATTGTCCTAGAACTAAAGTTTGTGGAATTTAAATTGATAACACTGAGACTGGTCCAATCTATATAGTTGTCTGTGGTCTGTATTTCGAGGCTGGGGTTAAACAATACTAATATCTGTTCCAGCAGCTGAAGTTTTTGATCTGTGTTTGAAGTCCAAATATCTGCCTTCATAGTCAGCTTAAATGGTGTGGGCATCAATCGTTCCACAGTGTAGTTGCCACCTTGAATGTTTTGATATTCAACCATGCCGTCATTGTCCGTATCCGTGTATCGTCTTTCTCTAATATTAACCTTGCTGACAAAAGTAGCATCACTTAACCTATCAGTGTCCATTTCTAGACCAGTGATATAGCAGGCCACACGAGGCACGGTACTCATCTTGTTTTCGGAATTGTCCTTGATGATGCTAGCCACTTGACGTGTGAGGTCGCCATACATCACAGGAACCTGACGCTCTTCAGGTGTGTCGCCACCCGTTTTATACTTAAAACCTATGAATATACGCATGAACTGCGTGACATAGCGTCTTATCTGCCCGTCATAAAAATAATCCATTAATTAAATTCCTTGCCCTGTTGACATAATTTACATTCACAGTCTGGACAACAATCGCATTCTGTGCAACTTTGTCCACAATGTCTTGCACATCCGCAGGCACATTTATATTTTATCGTTGGTTCTTGATTTGTTTCATCCATTATTCGTCCGCCTTGGGTCTAAGAGCCTTGCTGAGGCCTTGTTTTTCTTTTACAGTTCTACCATCAATCTTAGCAGTGGTATCGTTATTGATAAATGAAGTTTTCTGTGTTTGACGTACATCTTTGCCTTCAAATCTCTGTCCAGATACCACATCATCTGTTCCTAAATTGTTCATGGTCATTCTAGCCACATCCTCTATCTTGATCCAACGTGTGCCATTGAATCGGAATAATCTATTTGGTAAGTAGTCTTTTCTCAAGCAGTATTGTCCTAGAGTGGGACTAACTGGGAATGCAATACCTGCAGAGAATGGAGCACCATTTGCAGGAATACCGTCTTCAGTGATATACCCGTCATAGTATTTGCCATCCATGGTTTGATTCTGTGTGCTGGCATTGGCTCCTGCATAGACCGGATCCCCGTTCGCATCTAATACCGGATCGCCATTTTCATCTAATGCTGGTTCGCCTCGATCTGCACTATACTGCGCTACTATATTGCTGTCCACAGTGACCAATTCTGCATTGCCGTCTGTGTCTTTTTGTAAATGATAATAGCGACTAGTGTCATAACCACTCTTGGGTGCGTCTGATTCTGCTTGATCTAACACTGCCTGAGTGATTTGCATTTCTTTTTCATAGGTACTCATCACATCGCGTAGTGTGAGATTGCTGCCTTCACCGGCCACACCGTCTAGAATTTCTTTGTACTCTTGGCTGTCTACCAGTGGTTTACATTTAGCACGATATAAATGCGGGTACCATGTGACTGAAAAACCTTCTGATGCACGACTGATTTCTTCTATTACATAAAAACGCTTTAAGGCAAATGACAAATCGTTAAGAGCATGATCATCTTTTAAATGGGGTAACTCAATAACATCACCAGCGATTAGTTTTCTACCAATTTTTTCAACAGTGTCATTGATATGGAAACTGATGAATACCGTGTCATTCTGTAGGAACAAACCAAACTGGCTGAGATTAAAATCTGTGTCTTGTATGTTGTAAACACCGCGTAGAATGTACACATCTGGATCATATTTGCGATCGCGATTTTCTAAAAACAGCAGATCCTGTATCTGTGTTTCGCTGGTGCTGGAATATCCTGGTGTAGAGGGCGTGGTTTCACCGGCAGATCCTGGTCCTAGATACTTGTGTATTAGCACATCAGTGCCGCCAACCTGGAACATTTCCCAGATATTTTTATCTATAAACTTGTAATCATTGCCCTTTTCTGGACGGTATAAGCTG